GTTAAGGTTGAGCTTGTAGCTCCCTTTGATTCTAATTCGTAATTTATTTCTATAGTGGTTTAAGCACCATTAAATTAATTTTTTACAGCAGCAGTGCCACCCTTGGGTCGCACTTCTACCTAAACCAGTGGATTGCCAATTAATGCATTCTTATTCATACTCTTATCGAAAATTTTCACCGACACCTGATTATTTGCCCGAGTAAATTTGGGAAAGTAATTTATTGCTTTTATTAATTTTATTATTGACATATAGCGGAAAACCCCACCTCACTAAAATATCGTTTTATCTTGTTGCTTTTCGTAATAAAGTGACCTCTTTACTTATTAACTTTCTCCTACATTTGCAATATGTTTCCCCCTCTTCTTTCTCCCTTTTTGTTTTCGGTTTGCTCTCGTGTTGTTTCTTTTTTTGTAGTGAAGTCTCTTCTTTATATAAGAGATGGTTTTAATCGCGTTTGTAGTTTTTTTCGTTTTCTTTTTGGAAGTCGTGTCAACATTTGTTTATTTATTTACTTTTGCTTTGTTAGTTTTTTGTTAATTTTTAGTTTTTTAATCCTCAAAAAATCTCATTCTTCTACCACACCTATTTCAAGTCACATTAATTTTATAAGGAAAGATTTAACTTTTACTAAAGATTTTACCGCTTTTGTTAATTCAATGACGATATCTGATTTATCCCATCTTAAGATTATTCTTAAGAATTGGCGTAATTTAGGTTATGCGTACAGCTTTAGAAATTCAACTTCGTTTGTTAAAGAGATTGTACAACAAGAACAAGTCGTGTCCAATTTAACCCTTTTTCAAAATAACTGTTTTTCTATTGCAAGTTTCGTAAGTATAGTTAAATTTTTAATTTTTATATTTATTTTATTTATTTTTTATAAACTCCCTTGTAAAGTTTGTGTTGCTCCCTTACCAGTACTTAACCCCATTGTGCTCCCTCCAATAATACCTGTATTACACAGAGGCCAGTTTAAATGTCCTAAAAATGTTTCTGATGAATTCAAAGAGGCTATTAAAAATTATGGCGTTCAATATGGACCTATTAATTACGTTCATCTTGAAAATACTGATTTTTATGTGGCTCAAAGTTTTATTCATAAATATTTTCGCAATGCTTCTTTCTCTTTTGATGGATCTGATCTTGTTATTTTTCCAATTGTTTATGTTCCTAGTTGGATGTATAAAAACGTTCAAACTACTGACTGTATTAATTTTTCCATAATCAATCATGTTGATTTTAATTTTACTTTTAAAGATATTTTTGGATCAGATTCAACGTATGTGCGTGTTACTTCTTTTCATGATTTTGCTCTTTATCGCAAAAGAACTATTGGTGATCCTTTTGTTTATTTAGATATTTTTACACCAGTATTCCTTAGCAAAATAACTTCAGAATTAATTAGTAATAAAGGCTTACATAAAGATGGTTCTAAACTTATGGTTAATCTCATTCGTTCAAATATGTCATATTTTTCTTATAATATTTCATGGTTAAGTTTATTTATACAACATTCCAGTTACATATTAGAGTTCGCTCAATCCATAGTCAATTCGCAGGGAATGGTAACTGATGAACAATTGGTAGAATTTGCATCGTCCGTTGGTAGGAAGAAACGGTCTCGATATAAACCTGCTTATATTTTATTTTTAATAACATCAGCTAGTGTTTTAGTTTTAAGTGGTGTTCATGGGTGGTTATCATATCCCTCTTCATTATTATTATCTTTTGCGTATTATAAGACAAGCATTCCTTTGTTTGTAGGCTTTTTAGGTGCTGCCTTTTTTCTTAATAAAGTTCAAGCAGTTGATTTACCTGAATTACGTATTGAAGATTTGGCTTTTACTGATAATTATATGGTTAACCGTTGTGAGACCCGAAATACTGATCTTCGTGGTTCTTGCAAAATTTTGGAAGTTCAAATCCCAACAAAAATTTTTGAGCCTCGTGCTATTAAAATAGTTGTTCCCCATATTAAAACTTTGTATGTTTATCACTCTAGTACTACTTGGAACGCTCTAACAGCCAATGTTGAGCGTCAAATGAAAGTATTTCCTCGTACTACTACAAGATCTGTTAAAGAAGACTTTTTTCGACACATTCAGAATAATCTTGTTCTGCCATCTGTCGAGAAAGTTATGTCTCATAGTCGTTACATTCATACCCGTAAATGGAGTTACCAAAAGAAAGAGTCCTATAGATTATTTTTAAGTACTAGGCGCATGATGACTATGGCTGAAGTTCCTAACCTTCACAGAAATTTTGTTAAGGGCAGAGAATTTATTCTAGACGATCCTAATAAAGCACCGCGAAACATTAACGCGGCTAACGAAGCCTGTATATTTGTTATGGGTAGAGTTTTTGCATCAATTTATAAATCATTATCTTCCACTTTTACTGGCAATAAGTTAAGTGTACATAATTATCGTGAGTTTTATTGGTCTTCTGGGAAAACCCTTTCTGAAATAGGCCAATGGTGTTCATCTTCTGAATTAATCATGCGGACACATGACAATCCTGACCTTTATTATATTGGTCTTGATTATTCTAAATATGACGCTTCTCAAACTAACTGGATGTTTAAACTTTTAGGTGATTTATATCTATTGATGGTTAAAGAAATAAATTACCATGAAGACTTAAAAGAATACACCAGACGTAAATCACTTCCTTGGAGGTCTCTACATGTGAATTACCGTGATAAAGGTAAATTAATGTTCAAAATAGATGAATCTCGCCCAACTGGTGATCCGGATACCACCGTTGGTAATACTTTATTAAATCTTTGTTTTCTCGATTATGTCCTTAAACCATTAGGCATCCGCTTTGCATGCGCGTTACATGGAGACGACAGTTTTTTAATTATTAATTTAATACATAAAGATTTAGTGCTTAATCGTTTGGAAATTCTTAAACAATTAGGTATGGAATACACTTTGGAACATTCTAATGAGCGTGTATTAGTAGAGTATAACAGTAAAATTTTTATTAATGTGGATGTTAAAAATGATAAAGGTATTTTTTGTAATCAAATTATTTTGGCTAATAAAATTGGTCGATCTCTTTCTAAAACCCCTCTTGAATGGAGAGCCATTGATAATTTGAAAGCTGTTTTGAATAGTAAAATTAACAAGTCAAGATCTTTGTCCGTTGATTTGTGCCCTTATAGTTCTATTTCTTTCTATTTCTCACGAATGGATTTTTACTATTCACGGTATCATAAAAACCTAATAAAACATACTGAGGATCCAAACAAACAAAGTTATGGTTTATCACATAACTCTATTAGAACCTCTCATTTGACTATGATTGATTTATCAGTACGTTATCAATTACCTGTCGTTTCTATTTATGATTGGTTCGCTACTTTTAGACATAGACAATTTTCTATGCATGTTTTGGATGATGATGTCAGTTTAAAGATTCATGACATTGACGTTAAAATTTTTAATGAATCCGAAATAGAAGTTTTTGAAAGAATTAAAAGGAATTTTGGTGATCTTAGTTTTTAAAGTTTTATTTTTCTCTTCTTTTTTCCCGTTCTTTTAATATAGTTCTTTTTCTTTTTGAGAATTGTGTGCGTACCATGCAATTCTCCCCTTTTACCCGTGATTTTATTAATATCATTAAAGATCCTTTAGGATCTAATACCCCTGCTCAAGTCCCAGATATGCAACAATTTAATTCATTATGCCTCGTAGACTCAGCCCATATCTCCAACCCCGTTAATCCCACTTTAACGTTAGCGGCTGGAGGTGTGGTCTTTTGGCTACGTTGTCATTATTCTGCTTTGGATGCTATTTCGAATCCAAATCCTAATCGTATTTACACACTGAATTACGCTCCCATCTCCGTCACTAACACTATGCTTAATGATGTTGCTGGGTTGTTTCGTTCAGTAATCCCTGTAAATATGACAACTATACTGGGCGGAACCCAATACACTGTAAACACTGCTTTAATTACATCTTGCCGTGTAATGTCTATGGGTATCCAATTGCTTTCCACCGTTGAAGTGGTTACAGACACTTCTAACATCTATCTTACTCAGATAGTTGGCGGCCAATTATCAATGACTGAGTTACAATCTATAGCTGCTAATGGTAGTGATGTTTTGACTGCTGTTAAAAATTCCCAATGTGCCCGCATCTTTAGTAATTCTGAAGGTTGCTGTGGTCGTTATGATCCTTTTCAAAATGAAGTCCAATTAAGTGTCCTAGATGGTTCTAAAATGTATGCCACCTCTGATGCTTTTGATTGGTATAAAATGCCGGTTATCGTTTGCCGGTTTAGTCAAACAGTAGCTTCTGGAAGTTCCATGCCTGTAATAGTTAATAGCAGGTTTTGGATAGAAGCTGCTCTCCGTCAGCCTACTCCAATTTATTCTCAGCCATCTCCCTCTGATCCAAATTATGTAATTGTTCGTTCTATTTTATCAGGTTGTTCTGAAGTTTTCCCTATTGTTGCTAAAGGTCATAGTTTTTCCGGCTTTGTTGTCGGGGATCCTAAATTTTTAGCAGTTATTTCGAGAATATTAAAACAATCTTCAATAGTTTTTAATCGTGTGTCATTAGGACGCACTCCTATTAAAACTCAAGGAAAGCGTCGAAAGAAAAAGAAACAAAATAATAACAACAATGGCAGTTCTTCTCGTCCTCGGTTGCCAGGAAACCAAAAGATGAAAATGGCTACAGGAGCTGTCAAAAACTACGTTGTCAAACGATAAAGTAGTCAAAGTCTTTAAGTGGTAGTTTGTCCATTTATATAAAATGGACTAGGCAGG